GTAGCTCCGGGATATGATCAACCCTATCGCGCCCAGCACGTCGCTAACCCTCAGTATTGGCTAACCCAGCCGATCTTTTCAGACTGCGGACAGTTTGCTGTGGCGCGACACCTCCACGCGAGGGCCGATCATGGTGCTCAACGGCTACCTCCAGCTCGCCATGATCGACGCCCAACGCGTCTCAGACTACCGCATCCGCCTCTCCAAGGACGTTCAAGGCGTCTGCTCCTACCGTGTGGCCAGGGTCTGCGGGACGGGAGAATCCCACGTCGGCACCTTTCACAACCAGGAATCCGCCGAGGACTTCATCTGCGGGAAGCTTCCGGTTCCGGCGCTGACGCGAGGGGATCGTTAGCGCTTTTTGAGGCGCGAAACGAACGTCGGCTTCTCGATCTCCTCGCCCAGCGCGGTCACACCGGCAAAGCGCCGGCCGTCAGGCGCAGACGCGGGCTTCGGCCTGTAGCGATCGGAGATCATCGCTTCCAGCTTCATGCGCCAATCCGCATCGGCCTCGATCAGTGCGACCAGCGACCTTGGCAGCCGCAGCGTCATCACCACCTTTGGATCGACGGACTTCGGTCTGGCCATCCCCAATCCGTACACGAAAACCCAGACGCCAACAATCGCTCCGGCGAACTGGCTGGAGGTGAGAGATGGCGAAGCAACCCCGCGCGGCCATCCTGCCCGATCGCGCTATCCTCGAGGCCGAACGCGCCGATCTCACCCGCAAGCTCGGCAAGCGCGACGGCGAGCATGGGTTCGCGGCGAACTGTGCGGCGATCCGGGCCAGACTGGCGGAGATCGATGCTGAGTTGGCGAGGGGGTGATGGGCCGGCCGAGCGAATACACCCAGGATGCGGCCGATGCGATCTGCGACCGCCTGATCAACGGCGAGAGCCTGCGCAAGATTTGCGCTGACGAGGCCATGCCGGATCGTTCAACGGTCCTGAGGTGGATCGGAGCGAACGCGGATTTTGCGGCCAAGTACGCGCACGCACGCACGATGCAGGCCGACCTGATGGACGACCTGATCCTCGACACCGCGGGGAGCTGCACGGCCGAAACGGCGGCGGCGGACCGCGTGAAGATCGGGGCCTATCAGTGGCGCGCCTCCAAGCTGGCGCCCAAGAAGTACGGCGACAAGGTTGCGCTCGTCGGCGGCGGCGACGGCGACGCGCCGATCAGAACGGTGAGGCGCATTGAACGTGTCGTCATCGACCCTTCAGCTTCAGACACCTAGGGCGTTCCTCCCGCTCCTGAGGCCGGCGAGATACAAGGGCGCGCATGGGGGCCGGGGCAGTGGCAAGAGCCACTTCTTCGCAGAGATGCTGATCGAGGAGTGCATCGCCGATCCGACGACCCGGGCGGTGTGCGTCCGCGAAATCCAGAAGTCGATCGACAAATCAGTCAAGCAACTCCTAGAGGACAAGATCAAGGCCATCGGGGTGGCGGGGTGCTTCGAAGTCCAAGACACCGAGATTCACGTCCTGGACGATAGCGGCCAGCGGGCCGGGATCATCATCTTTCAGGGGATGCAGAACCACACGGCGAACTCGATCAAGTCGCTTGAGGGCTTCCGGATTGCCTGGGTCGAGGAGGCCCAATCGCTCAGCCAGCGCTCGCTCGACCTGCTGACCCCGACGCTGCGGATCACCGGCGCCCAAATCTGGTTCTCGTGGAACCCGCGCAAGGCCACCGATCCCGTCGATGTCTTCATGCGCAGCGACGACGCCGCGAACGACAACGACATCCTCTGCATCGAGGTCAACTACACCGACAACCCGTGGTTCGGCGAAACCGAGTTGGCCTCCGACATGGCCCGCGACAGGCGCCGCGACCCGGACAAGTACCACCACGTCTGGCTCGGCGGCTATGAGCGAAACTCCGAAACGCGCGTCTTCCGCAACTGGCGCGTCGAGGAGTTTGAGACCCCTGCCGACGCTGCCCGCAGGTTCGGCGCCGACTGGGGCTTTGCCGTCGATCCCACTGTGCTGATCAGCATGTTCGTCGGCCGCTTCGATGGCGGCAAGGCCATCGCCGACCCGAACGGGCGGTGCCTGTTCATCGACCATGAGGCCTACAAGGTCGGCTGCGAAATCGACGAGACGCCGGCGTTGTTCGCTGGCGACTGCCCTACCGACTGGACGGGTTCCGACGGCAAGCCGCTCTGGACCAACACCCACAAGCACCCCGGCGTGCCTGGGGCCACGAAATGGCTAATCACCGCCGACAGTTCGCGGCCAGAGACGGTCAGCTACATGAAGCGGCGGCGGTTCAAGATTGCCGGCGCAATCAAGGGACCTGGCAGCGTCGAGGATGGCGTTGAGTTCCTCAAGACCTTCGATATCATCGTCCACCCCCGCTGTACGCATACCCAGGATGAGTTGACCTCCTACTCGTGGAGGACTGATCCGCTGACCGGGCAAATCCTCCCGATCCTCGCGGACAAGGACAACCACCTGATCGATGCCGCCCGCTACGCATGCGAGGGCGCGCGCCGAGTGAGAGCCAAGATATCGGCGGACCAGCCCAAGAAGCGCACCGACTACAGCGGCCAGACCCGCAGCCAGGGAGGCGATTCATGGAAATCGGCATGAAGGCCCGGGCGAATGTCGACCTGGATCCGGGCGACATGGCGATGCTGAGTGGCGGACCGCTGTACATCTACGGGCCAGTTGAATCTTCTCCCGAAGAGCAGGTGGCAGCGCTGGAGTGGGGCGAACGTATGGGGCGCGTCTTTTTCCGTGGCAAGCTCGGTTCGTGGCCTCGCTTCATCATGGGCGACAGCCGCGAGGCCCTAGAACTCGTCGCAATGCCGATGGCCAAGGGCCTCGCATGAGCGTCGCCTACACCGCGCCATCCGCCGGCAACATCATCCCACTGGATGCCTACCGCCCGGCCACGGCCCCCGCCGCGGCGCCGGTCGCCGGTCCCGACATCGAAACCTATCGGCGGCTGTTCACGCAGGCCCGCGACATGACGGTCCTGACCCGGGAACGCGCGCTGAAGTACCGCCGCTACTACGACGGGGATCAGTGGGACAAGAAGGCGCGCCAGGCCAAGGAACTCCGGCGCGAGCCCACCTTCGCGATCAACCGTGTTCGCCCCGGCATCGAGGGCATGATCGGCGTCGTCGAGAAGGGAAAGTCCGACCCGCGCGCCTATCCCCGGACGCCACAGGACGAGGACGCCGCGGAAGTCGCCACCAACACCTTGCGCTACGTCAAGGACCAGAACCGCTGGCACCAGAACAAGCTCAAGGCCTTCCGCAACATCCTGGTCGAGGGCACGGCGGCCATCCTGATCGAGGTCGACAGCAAGCTTGAGGTCAAGCTGCGCCGCATCCGCTTTGAGGAGTTCTTCTACGACCCCTACAGCCGCGAACCGGATTTCTCCGACGCCTCCTACATGGGCATCGCCAAGTGGCAGTATGTCGATGAGATCGTTGCGGCCTATCCAGAGTTCGAGGCCGAACTTCGCGCGTCCTGCGATCACGGCGCTGTCGCGGATAGCACTTGGGACGACCGGCCGCACAGCTACAGCGCGACGCAGGCGAGTTGGTCCGATCCCAAGCGCAAGCGCATGCTCATCGTAGAGATGTACAAGCGCGAGGCAGGTATCTGGCTGAAGTGCTGCTTCGTGGGCGAGTTGAAGCTGGAGGAGGGGCCGAGCCCCTACCAGGACAACGACGGGCAGCCCTGCAACCCGATCGAAGCCTATACCGCCTATGTCGACGACGACAACCGCCGTTATGGCGTCGTCGAGGACATGATCGGCCCGCAGGACGAGATCAACGTCTACCGGACCAAACTGGCGTGGCTCGCCACATTCCGCCAGCTTCAGGAGACCAGCCCCGACAGCGCCGGCGTCGATCCCGACGAGGCCCGCAGGGAGGCTGCACGGCCTGATGGTGTAATCCCTTCCGGCTGGACCATCGTGCCGTCGTCAGACCGCTTTTCGATGGACGCCAGCCTGCTTGCCGAGGCGAAGTCGGAGATCGAACGGCTGGGACCGGCGCCGGATATCCTGGGCCGCCAGTCCGCCGACAGCTCCGGCCGTTCGCAACTGATCCGACAGCAAGCCGGCCTGACCGAGCTTGCGCACCTGTTCTCAGGCCTCGAGGATCTGGAGACGCGGATCTGGACCCAGGTCTGGGCGCGGGTGCGCCAGTTCTGGACCCAGCCGAAGTTCATCCGCGTCACCGACAACCCTGACTCGATGAAATTCATTCAGATCAACGAGCCAGTCTGGGGGCCGCCAGCGCCGGTGATCGACCCGACGACCGGCATGCCGCAATACGATCCGGTCACGCGTCAGGTCGTCATGCGCCCGCAGTACCTGGGCATGAAAAACGCCGTGGCCGAGGTTGGCGTCGATATCATCGTGGATTCCACGCCCGACACGGCCAATGTTCAGCAGGAGCAGTACAACGCGCTCGTGCAACTGGCGCAAATCCCCGGAGCACTCGGCACGAACCCGGGCATGATCCTGATCAAGGCCTCCAGCCTGCCGATGAAGCGCGAGCTCCTGGAGGAGCTGGACCAGCAGACCCAGGCCGCGCAGGCCGCCGCCGCGCAGCAGCAACAGGTCCAGGCTCCGCCGCTCACGCCCGCGCAGCAGGAGGCGCAGAACCTCGCCCTCCTGAAGGAGCGCGCCACTATCGAGAAGACGACGGCGCAAGGCCATCTCGCCAACGCCCAAGCCGTGAAGGCGCAAGCCGAG